TTCGCCCGTTGTTGCCGGTGGATCTTCCCCCGGAGGAAATACCCCATCTATATTAGAAACTTCGTCCCTACCATAAACAACGGTTATATCGTAATATCTCAGCTTTCCATTTCCAACACCTATCCCGTTAGTAATGTTTGCGATATGTGCAGTTTCGTATGTCGATTGACCAGAGGTGTTGTAAAAAAAATCACCCTCACCGCTACGTGGTGGTGCGTCTGTCATAGAACTAAGCACTCTGGTTATTTCAATCTGGTACTTAGTTTTTCCATACTTTAATGTATTTTGAGTAATCTGACCGTAGGACGGAATTTCCTCTAGAGAAATCTCTCTAGATACGTTCACATCCTGAACGCCGTTCAAAAACAAGTGGTCAGCAATAGTGGTAGTCAAAGGATCGCCAGCACCAATCGCGGTTTTATAAAAAACCGCTTGGTTAAAATAGGCTATTCTGTCGTTAAATGGTGATGTGTATGCCATTAATAAGTTTCTCCTTTACTTATAGTACACATTTCAATCACCATCTTTAACAAAAACTCCATCAACCATCACGCCTTTCCTGTCTTTAATGTCCAGCCAAGCCTGTGCCAAACATTCGCAAATGCTGAGTCCGTTTCGCTCTGCGATATTGATAAGAACCACTAGCATATCGCCAATGTCGTCCGAAACAGACTTTCCTTTGCAAATACTATCCGACAGTTCACCGGCTTCCTGTATTAGTTTGCAAAACTGATCCTTGTCTGTCGAACCTTCAATCAAATTACGCTCGCGATGCCACTTAGTGATATTCTCAATCAGTGTTTTAGTTCCTGCGTTTTTATTGATTGAATTATGGCTTTTATCAAGCATTTCCATTCTAACCACATGGTCCTGACACTCAGGAAGATTGTTACAGCATCCCATTATTTTTCCTTCTTAAATTTAAAGTGAATTTTTTCCAAGTTAATTGTCACAAAAACCTCGTCACCAACCTCTTGAACAGATGTACTATCAGTAACAGCTTTTACTACTTTTGATACGCCTTTGAGCATGTCGTCTGTGATACCGTACTTGCTCAATATATTATCAACAAAACTGTCTACAATGCCACCAAATCTTTCATCTTTACTCACAATAAATCCCCTAGGTCCATGTCATCCAAATCGTTTTTACTAGCACCAATCTTGTAGCTAGTAATCTCATGCTCTTGTGGAGCTACCTGAACGCTTTCGCTGCTCATCCAGTGGCTAGTCCATCCAGCAATAGGATTCTTTCCTACGTTGTCGTATGGTAGTCCTATGGTCTTTCTCCTGCTCATACAAAGCCAGTCAATGTACTGGTGTAAAACCTGTTCGTTGAGTCCTAAAATGGAACCATTTTGGAACAGATAAGAGGCCCATTCTTTTTCTTCTTTAGCTGCGTTTTCAAACATTTGGCAGGCTGCCTCTTGGCACTCTTCGGCAACCTTTAAAAACCCTTCATCTTCCTGCTTGTGGAGAATTTTTAATATCGCTTGAGTGTTTGCCAGATGCAAAGCCTCGTCACGCTTGATAAGTTTTATGATATCAGCATTGCCAACCATTTTCTTATTCTCTGCGAAAGCAAAGCTGCAAACAAAGCTAACATAGAACCTTACAGCCTCAAGGATGTTAATGCTGACAACAGACATGTAAATCTGCTTTTTTAAATCAGCTTTAGACGATGTTGAACAAGCCATGCCCATCAGGTTATTGTAGTCCTGAATAGCTGACCTTGCCCGTTTCATTATCTCTTTGTCTTCATAGATTCCGTCAAACACCTCTGAGCTGTCTGCATATACGTTTTGAATTACATAGCTGTAACTTTGAGAGTGGATTTTTTCAAAGAATTGCCAAGTCATCAAGCAGGCTTCTAGCTCGGAGTTGGTAACAAATTCTAACAGAGTAGGAACACCTCTACAGATAACACTGTCTAGCATTGTCTGGTATTTTAGGTTTGAGGTGAAAATAAACTTCTCATTTTCTGACAATTCCTTAAAGTCAGAACGGTCTTTTTTTAGCTCGATTTCTTCTGGTCGCCAAAAGTTCATCATTTGCTTGCTGTCAAGATCCTTGAATACAGGATACTTGATTTGGTCATAGCGTTGAACCCCTAAGTCTTTGCCAAGAAAAAGAGGCTGGGTCATAGGGTCTACGTTCTTGGTATTAAAAATGGTTTTCATTTATCTCACTTATAAAAATGTCTAAGGACTTAGGGCTATCAAAATGATTAAAGCTAAAATTATTGAAGTAATTAAAATTGTTATGGGCCAGTAGTGGATTGCATACATTACACCAATCGCAATCAACATAAGTATTTGAATCCACCAAGGCATATATTTTCCGCCGTTACTCATCGGCAAACTCGTTAATATGTTCCCTGATTTGTATGCCCTCGTCTAATAACTTCTCATATTCCTCGTCCGTCATGTTTGGTAATGCAACTGTACGCTCTTCCCATCCATAGTCACCTCTAGCAACTCTAATCCTTTCTTTAACCACAGTACCAACCTTAATAACCTCATGCTCTACATTGTCTATCTTTGCTTCCATCCCATCAAACTTGTTTCCGACCCAGTTATATCCAACCCAAAAAAGAGCTAAGAAAACTCCAGACGCAAGCAGGTTTCTCCAAACCCACACGGCAGCTTTAGATATTTTCTTTTCCTTATCTGATAACTCACTCATATTGCACATGCTCCCGATTCGCAACCCATATCCTTTTCGGTATCACCATCGCCGTCAGGTGTGTTGCAGTAATAAAAATTCTTTAGCCCGTATTTATATCCGTAAATTTGATCCTTAATTAACACACTTAGTGGAATATTTCCATCTTCGTAATGAGAGTAATTGTAGTAAAGATTTGTACTCATACTCATGTCTACGAATTTTTGAATTACCGCAGCTACGTCCATTAAGTCGCGGTTCTGATCCATTTCCCACGCCATAGTGTAATACTTTCTACGCAAGTGGTAGTTAGGCACTAGCTGTTTCAAAACACCGTTCTTTGCCTTTTTTGATATCAACAAGGATCTGACCGGTTCAATTCCATTTGTACTGTTTTGAATAACGGAGCTAGACTCGCAAGGCATAATAGCAGAGAGAGTAGAGTGACGCAGACCGTGTTCTTTAATCCTTTCACGTAAACCTTCCCAGTCCATGTTGTAATTCGGTTTGATTAATTCGTCAACTTCTTTCTTGTACCAGTCGATAGGTAGTAGTCCTTTTGAATACTTGGTATCACCGAAGTGTTTACAGGGGCCTAACTCTTCTGCCAACTCACAACTAGCATTAAGTAGGTTCCACTGAATCTGCTCCATAGTCTCATGTACCAGTTCAAGCGATTCGTGACCGTATCTTAGTTTATTCTTTGCTAGGAATCCGGCAAGGTTAGTGACTCCTATTCCTAATGATCTGCGGTTCTTGGTAAAGTTCTCACCGGCAACAAAGGGATAGTCCTGATAGTCAATGACGGCCTCTAATGTTCTTACCGCCATTCGACACGCTTCTTCGATATCTTTCTCGCTAGAAAGTTCCAGAAGATTCAGTGCTGACAGAATACAGATCCCAATCTCTCCCTCTTTGTCATCAATAGATTTTATTGGAACCGTAGGATGAATAATTTCTTGACAAAGGTTTGACATACGGCAAGGAATATCCCACGATCCGTGTGCATTGGCTGAGTCAATATTCATGCTGTAAATACGACCAGTCTCTAATCTCTCGCGGGCGTAGATTTGTGCTAGTTGTCGTGCTGGTATTTTCTTTTTAAACTTTAGAGATCTTTTTGCTTCGTACTTTATATAAAGTTCTTCAAATTTTTCGTTATCACCAAACGCTTCGTACAAACCTTTTGCCTCATGAGGACTAAACAGCGTAATGTCCTCATTGGCGATAAGTCGGTCGTAGAACAATTTGCAAAACTGAACGCTGTAATCTAGCTTTCTGACTCTGTTATCGTCAGTTCCGGCGTTATTCTTTAGTACAAGGATGTCCTCGATCTCGTAATGCCAAAAAGGAACATGGACAGTAGCAGATCCGCCACGTAGTCCGTTCTGGGACGTTGACTTAACAGCCGATTCAAAGTTCTTTAAGTATGGAATCAGCCCTGTGTGGATGACCTCGCCGCCTCTGATCGGGCTATTGATTGGTCGCATACGTCCGATATTAAGGCCAATTCCCGCCCGTCTTGCTGTATATTTGCCAACAGCATGGATACTGCTAAAAATAGCGTCCAGATTATCATCAACATCAACCAGAACACAACTAGAAAACTGACGTATGTTAGTGCGAACCCCCGCCATAATAGGAGTAGGGAGATTGATTTTAAAAGTCGAATAACAGTCATAAGCCCTTTTTACCTCTCCAACAGAATTAAACAAGCACATGGCAATACACATGTAAGCAAATTGTGGTGTTTCATAAATCTGGCCTGTGCTTCTATTCTTTACTAAATATTTGTCAATCATTTGCTGCAAGCCAGCGTATGTGAAGTTGTCATCGCGTGAGTGGTTGATGTACTTACCAAGAGAGTCAATCTGTTCCTCTGTCCACTTTTTCTCCATTGACGGATCGTAAACACCTTCGTCTACGTTTTTTCTGATATAGTTAAGAAAATCTGGAACGTCTTTAACCTGCCAAACCTGTTTTCTTAATTGCATATTTAACAGCCTAGCTGCAACATACTGGTAGTTTGGATTCTCTTTAGAAATAAGATCGTTAGCTGACTTAATCAATACGTTGTGAATATCTTCTGTTTCTATTTTGTCGTACAGTGACAAATTTGCATTCATTTCAATATCAGAAAAGGATACTCCATTTATCCCTTTCGTCGCCCACTGTACGACTTTGTGAATTTTCTCTACGGAGAAATCTTCTAGTGTTTTATCTCTTTTGGTTACTTTCATTTTTGTCCCTGTGTTTCAATGATGTGCCTGCTTATCATTATACACTATTGGGAAGTAAAAGTCAAGCCCAAAATAGTAAAAACTCTATTTTTTTACAGCCTGTCAATCCTATCAATCAGGTCTGAAAATTTATCGTTTACCTGCTGACCTAAATTTTTGTTTTCGTTGATTGAAATCTTTACATCATTGATGTTTTTATTAACTTCATCAATTTTGCAATCAAGATTTTCTACCTTGCCTTCAACGCTGTCAATTCTGGTCATTATGGACTCGTTTACTCTTTGCTCTAACACGATTAATTGCTTTCCTTGTTGAATAAGAGTGTATACAACCCATGAAAAAACAGGTATCGCAAACATTCCAACAACCTCTGTGACGTTGCGGATTAATGCCCATGTTTCGTTCATTGAATTCTCTACCAGAAACGGTTATTAAACTAAAAGTAGGACTCGTCCACACCGAACGAGTCCTACGCCTAAACAACTAACACGAATTACATACCCGTAATAGGTTTGTAATCGTAGAAGTCTCCGCTTGTGGCGAAGTTAAGATCAACAAAGTCAACCTTCATAACAAGTGAACCGGGAACTGCTCTAGTCGGGTTAGCAGCAGCATCGCTGTTAGCCGAAGTAGATCCAGTCGTAGGATCAAGCATGTCGCTATCTGTTAAAGTCGCAGGAACTTCTGCTTCATCACCAGCAGCGTTAAGCCAGTTTAGTCGGGAAGGAATCTTAGTACCGTCATCAAGAACACCCATGAACGAGAACTCGTTAGCTCTCCATTTAGCAAGAAGTCTAACACCGAAGTCGTGCTTGAATCTTGCGATGGTTGAACGATCAGATGGATTACTAGGAATAAGAACCGCATCTGTTGCCACACCAGAAATCGTTGTACTGATTGTACGAATAACGTACTGACCAGCTTCCTGATAAGCAAATGTTCCACCAGAAAGAATTTTCTGAGTACCGTAAATACCTCCCGTTGGGGCGGCAGGATATGCTCTTTCGACAACGCCGTAAGATTTTAAAGTATCATCAACAGCGTCTTTGAGCAAAAACGCTTTCGTAATAACGGAACCAACAATTCCGTTTCCAAGTAGAGTACCACCTTGTTGTTGTGCTGAGAACGCACCGCCAGTGGTATTTTTAAGATAGTTTGCCGAAGCACCGGGAACAGCCATAGGAATCTCCTAAGAGTAAAAAAGTTAATTTTCCAAATTATCCAATAATAGCTGTCCGGTTCCTAGCTTACTATACACAATTTGTCAGACTTCGCAAGAACTTTTACAAATGTTTATTGCATTTTTTAATCTACGTCTTGCAGTTTCCCTGCTATATCCGTTAATTTTACCAATCTCTTTCATTGTTAAGTTTTGATAAAATCTTTGGTCGATTATGTGTCTTACATCTTCTGGCAGTCCAGAGGTGATGTCTGTGTACTCCATGTAAATTTCGGCCTTGTAGTCATTCTTTTCAATGGTTGAGCAGTTGTACTCTACCTTTTTCTTTTTGACCTTATTTTTAAGTGCGAAAGAAAGCTGACTATAAAGAAAAGATGTAAATTTAGATTTACTCTCGTCATGCTTTTCGATACATTTCCACAACGTGTTCATTTTTATAGATTCAATTTCGTCTAGGTCAATATTTCTTCTGTACCTATTGGCAACTTTATTCATAATGTTTGAAACATTAGAGTCGTTCCACTTGGTAGTAAATGCTTCACTAATATCAATATTATCCATGTTTTCCTCTCAAAATTATGCCGCCACGCGACTGCTTTAGTTCTACGAGTTTGTTCAGCCTTTCCATATATTGCTGATCTAGCTCGTCCGATACAACGTAATCCAAATTTCCATTAATGCTGACCAGTATCGACCAGTATTTTTGGTTCTCAAGTTGTTTTTTTACTAGGTCAACGGTTGCTCTGACCTCATCTGTCATTACTTCTTGCTCTGTGTAAACACAAAGTTTGTTTTCTATATCGCACCGCACCTCATTAAATTTAAACTGCAAAGCCGATACGCCAATGAAAAACGAATAGCGATCCATTATCTTTAAGCAGGCGACACCCGGAATTTCCATTAGGTCTTTTTTAACTTCTTCTGTTATTTCAAAATTTGCCTGACCAATCCAGCAATCCCACCTGTCTGACGGTTTAAACATCGAATCAACGGAGTATACACCTATAGGAGTTTGAATTGCTCCCACAACGGTCCTGAACGGAAGTGGAGTTATTTCCTGCCCCTCGTCTTCCATTGCACCAACTAATTCCTCCATCATATTAAAGTCAGCAGCCATAGAAACTATATGCTGTTCTGACATTGCGTTCCAGCTTTTCCAAATTATACTTTTTGGCTTTACCATGATCTGACCTCATATAGTGTAAGCGGATTTATCAGGAGACACTACAGGCTTGCTTTTAGTTTCTTCATAGGGAGCCTCGTTACCTGATTGATTAACCAATTTCAGAAAAGACTCAAACTCAAGCTCTGTATTATTTAATACGCATTGTTCTTTCATTTTTGACAAAATAACATCCCCGTACCCATTAACACAGACTTCGTAAAATATTTGAGATAGTGCAAGTATCCCTTCTTCGCCTTCTTTCCAGTCCATATTATACTGTACGCTTCCGAGTTTGTCAATCCAAATTAGCAAATTTGCTAAAACTTCTTCGCTACCGTCCGCTTGCAAGTCTTGGGATTTCTCTGATGCACTGTCCATATTTTTCCTCTAAAAGTATACTTTCTAATGGTTTGAGTTTGTAGCCATTTCTACCACATATGATGTCCCTTTGAACAGATGCACAATAAATAGCTTCTACAACGGAGGGACTCGCTTTTACAAGTGCTTTTAAACGCGGAGCTAAAAAATCACAATGAACATTACAAACCTCAGAACATAAAGAAAGCAAACAATCTTCTACGCTACCAGCAGAAATATACCTGCTAGGAAACAAACCATCCCGCGATACAATAGTATTAACGGTGGGTATGACCCCGCCCGCTATGTCGGGCATTTCAAGGATTATTAGCGTTATCTTGGTTTTCATTAACACTTGTCTCCATTTGTTTTTTAAGCCGTTCAGCGTCTTGCAGAATATTTGAGTTCGCATTATACCGCCGAATACATTCCTCAAGTCTCTCTAGTGCATCCTCCATTGTGGGATCAGCGAGTATGCTATTTATATCAAAAAGATTTTTATCAAATTTCGCTTTTACTTTTGAAATAAGTACGTCAACAATGTTCATATTTTTCCTAATTAGCTAATGCGTATGCTAGTCCACTAAAGTCGTTTGAAAGGCTTTCCTTTTGTTTTTGAGAAACAACGGCGTTTTTTACACCTATTGATTCTTTAAAAAGTTCCTCAATGCCGTCTGCGTAACCATCGTACTTACCCGCCAAGCTGGTTCCAAACTCGCTTTCAGCAGCTAGTACGTATATGTCGTTTACCTGTTGTCCTTTGCAATCCCAGTCCTCCACCCTTTCGGAAAAAACCATATTAAATATCGCCAGTTGTAACCTATCATCCTTATCGGTTACAAGACTGGCAATACTTGAAACATTTTCCAAAGTGGCGGTGTCAGGTTTAGGAATATCTAAAGCTGGAACAGTTGGTAGGGGGATGTTTGGAATATTGTTCTGAATGGAATCCCAAAAGAATCCCACCAAAATTAGACAAACTCCAAGCATAGCTCTAATATTATTCGTCATCAGTTTCTACCTCATCTTCTCTTGCTGTAATTAGTAATGGGAAAACCTCATCCAATTTTTTGCAAGCGTCCCAGAGTTTTCTTTCTTCACAACTCTCCATTAGTCGCTCCCACTGTCTAACAATTTGAGTTAGATTTGGCGGACCTGTCACATCTACAACAGGATCGGGAGTAGGTTTTGGTTTTGGTTTTACATCATCCCATGATGGAATCTTGTCCTTAACATTTTCCCACAAAAGCGGAAAGACAAGAACTGCCCCAAGACCTAGAAAAATCCACTGAATAACACTTACCTCGCTTAGAAATTCCATCCTAAAACCCTCTTAATTACTTTGTTTCTCTAACAGTGTCACCGATTACCCAAGCGACAACGATTGTCACAATTCCGAGCATCTGCTCTTGATTCAATTCAACGCCTAGAACATCTGCGGCTACCACGCTTACAAGACCGATAGCACTAACCCAGAAACGTCTAGAACTTAACAGTGATTTCCACTTACTCATAATTTATCTCCTAACAATAACTATTGTTAACAATCAGGGGTCAGTCATTTTCTTCCGAAGAGGCGACCACCAAAAACTCCTCTTCGACTTTTATTGTATGATTTTGTAGGTGCTGGTGAGTGAGAAGGTGATTCGGGTTCTGGACAATACTCTGCGTCCCCCGAACCGTGATAAGGACACGGTGAAACGTGACCATCTCCTTGGACTATTTTTCCAGTACCCTTACAAATGCACTTTTTAACATCGGGATCTGGCCCAGACGGAACAATCGGCTTTGGATCGGGTTCTGGTTCAACTTTTAAAACTTCTCTTTCAGCCTCTAAAAAACTCTCTGTCGTTCCCTCTATTATACTTTGTATTTCGTCATTTGTCAACCCTGAACTTGAGAATTGTTCAGAATTTGTAAAATAAACAAATGAAAGTACAGCAACTACGGCTCTTTGTTTTATGCTCATTAGAAAACCCTTTCAATAGTGTACTTAATGTCTCTTGCTGGAAACCCGTTAAACTTGCTAAAGACCCAAGCCCCGCCACCAGCAAGCATACCGCGAGCATCTTTTTCTCTAATCCAAAAGCTTCCATCGGGTTGACCGTGGCTCTTTGGTCCGCTATTCCATTTACCCCAACTGTTCTGTACTAAAAATAACGTTTCATTAAGTACCTTGCGAGTGTCATCACAGGCAATCCAAGCCATAGCATGATTCCAACCCTTAGATCTTTTAGCGATACCATTGCTATCCCTTCTAGAAGAAAAGCCGTACCCAGAACATACAGAAAGAGCATAACCATTAGCCAAAGCATCTCTAGCCTCTTCTACAGTTCTCACGTTTGATATTGTTGTTACTTGGTGCTTTTTTGCTTCCGTCTTGTAAACACTATCTGGAATTTTATGTTTTGCACCAATACTAGAGTCGTAAACGGATAAATCTATGGCCCCATAGTCTTTTCTAATTAAAACGCCACCAGCATCGTTGACATACCTTGCCGCACCAGAGCAACTCATTCCCTGCCCTTTGTGCCCTCTGTACTGATAAATTCCCTCTGTAGCACCTCTAGCAAGCCAAGCCTCTCTTTCTCCTTTTTCGAGAATCTCAACAGCTCTAGTAATGTCTATAGCATTTCTGGTGGAGTGAGAAACGCAGTCGCCAGTAGTTTGTCTTTCACTGGGGCCAAACCCATCATCAAATTCTTCTACACACTTAAACGGAAGACTGAGTTTACCCTCGCCCGATCCGAATAGATCGTATGCGGCAGCCCCGAACAGAGGCAGGGGAAGTTCCCCAAGTAGCTTTTTTGTATCTTCTTCGTCGCAAAGGCCACCGACGAAACCTTTTCTGTAATGATTAAGGATTGCTCTAGGTGTTAAAAATGCACTATCCATTCAATATCTCCATTATTTTATTAGCTGTATTTTTCCATGTAAACTGTTGTGCCGTTTTTATTCCTTCGTGATTTAGAGAACTAAACTCACGCATCTGTGTATCCCAACCATTCACGTATTGTTGTTTAGTATTATGAACCATCCTCATGTGTTCAACAAGCTGTTCCTTTTGCTTATCTCCCAGTGACGCCCATCTGCCAACCATACCGTCGAAGAAAACGCCATCATGTGCCATTTCCTTTTCGTTAATGTCAATTAAAAAGCTGTTATCTCTGTTGCAAAATTCTTGGTGTGCTGAATAATCGGTTATCATTACATGCTTGCCGCAGGCAAGCATCTCTAATGCTTCTAGGTTCCAACCCTCTGCTCTAGCAGGAAACACTCCACAATCCGTTCGGCTCATAATATTATACACATCTTGTTGACTGTGTTGCCTTGGTATTATCTTTATTTTACTTCCCAAAGGAGAAGTTTTGTATAACGATCTCCATTTTTCGTTACTATCACCTATAAACGGATTATCGCACATCATCCACAGTTCTACATTATCATCTTCTCTAAATGCCCTATTGAAACATTCGATCAAAACATCGTGACCCTTACGCTTTTCCCACTTGCCACAGTTGAAGAAAATTGTCTTGTCGTTGGCAACTGGTGCTGGTGTGAATAGTTCTTTGTCTACGCCAAGGGGTACAACGTGAGTTTTTGGAGGAAGTTTAGGACGACCATCTGCCTTGTAGTGTCCAAAAATACTACCAGTAACAACCTTCCTTGCCCATTGCGAACAAACCATCAGTTCGTCACAAGATTGTAGATGATGCTTCTCTAGGTCGCTAAACGTATCCAACTCAAAGATCGGAAAGCCAATAAATTTGCCTGACCCTATACGTTCTGCCATCTGGTTCTGATGCCATATTTTAATACAGGGTGCGTTTGGGTTGTAGAATTTGGATATAGATATACCTGACCTGACAGCGGTTGCATCTTCTTCATTGACAACCTGTGGCTCGCCAATAGGGAACAGTGAAACTTCTGCCTGTTTTCGCAACTCTTTAAATATATTCAGCCCGGCCACACCGTAGCCAAGCTGATTGATAGGGGTCATTAGGTTAATTTGCATTTTGTTCTCCTTATACAGCATTATAGGCAATACGTGTAGCAAGGACACAATTTATGTAAGATTACCTCTAGGTATTGGACC